GATTAAGTATTGGAGTCCATGGCCCGATTCAAAGTAGTATTGACCGTAATCAATGAAGACTCCGTCTCCCCATTCGTGGTTGGCCCACGCTTCCGTCGAGGAACCTCCATGCCAATGGAAACGCTGTACGCTGAACGTGGCGGTTACTTCTTTGACCCAGAATCTGAAGTCGAGATGGCCAGAACATGCGCTGAACAGTTTACCAAATACATCAAAGATGCAGACCAAAAGAAAAAGAAAAAATGACTAAAGAAAAAACATTCATCGTGTCCCACGGAGAGAAAGTTGTCGAACTCCATGCATTCGGGCTTTCCCACGAGGAAGCAACCCTTCAGGCCGACAAGCTCGCGAAGTCTGGAAAACGCAACGTCCGCATCCGCTTGGAAGATCCCATCCACCCTAGCTGGCCGTTTAACTTCGACGCAGTATGAGCGATACACCTGAAACAAACTCAGAGTTAAGCGGAATAAAAGCAGTGGTGAAAAATGAGTTCACTGTTGATATGCTCGCTGAATTTGCCCGAAGACTGGAGCGCGAGCGGGACGAAGCCCGCGACCAATGTTCCAAGCTCCGTAAGAACCAATTAGCCATCACGCGGGCCTATGATGATGTTTGCGAAAGGCTTGATAAGGCCGTAGATGGCCTTAAAGAAATTTCTAAAATGGACACATCTCAGGATGCGGGCCCGCAACAATGTGGAGCCGTTTTAATTGCCATGAATACCTTGGAGGGAATCGAATGAACATCGTATTTGCCTACCACAACGGGGACGCCGATCTGGCTATGGAATCAGCCAAGGCCATCACAGCCATGGGGATCAACATGCGCCACAAGGCAACGGTATGTACCAAAAACGATACATCTGGTGTTTCCGATATTATCCATGAACTCAAGAAAAGCTTTCCCGAAGTTGACCACCTGACCGCCCAAGACGGATTTGACGGCTGGCCGCTTGGCCCCAACCAGATGTTTGCCGATGTGGCTGCTGCCATGTATTCGACCAAGGCTCCATTCTATTTCTGGGAGCCAGACTGTGTTCCTATGAAAGAGGGGTGGGTGGATGACCTCGACGCCGAATACCACAGGAAGGTAGGTATTATGGGCCACCTCTACGAGGGCGGCATGGCATCCAATGGCAAGAACATCTACAAGATGATTGTGGGTAGTGCGGTGTATCCGCCCAACTTTTTGGAATTCTGTCCTTCCGCACAATCGCTATCAACTTACAACTTGGCCTACAAGAACGCAGGATCGATCCCCGAACCATGGGACGTTCGTTGCCGCTGGAACTTTATGGCTATTGGCCGCGACACTCCTCTTATTCGTACCTACTGGAAAAGCGTGAACTACCAGTGGAAAGACGAAAAGATTGTCTTCTTTGCCGAAGACCCCGAAGCCCAAGCGGTTCAAGGAGTCACTTGCCCAGACAGAGTGATCTCCAGCCAAGCGGTGGTCATCCATGGGTGTAAGGACGGGTCGCTCCACAAGATGGCGCAAGAGGGATTTCCAATGCCGTCAGATTCCACGGGATTAAATGCCCCATCGAATTCGATGGGTTTAGAAGTCACAGATGGCGACTTAGCGCCATACCCAATTCAGGTGCTGTGCGAGGCTGTAGGACTGACCACAAGAGATAAAAGGTTGCGGGCGGTCAAGCAAGCCCCGCTCAAAAAAGCGAAAAAAAAGCGGGTTATCTCTGAAGAAGAGCGCGAACGCCGCAGGCAATCGATGCTGGCGATTTTGCAAAGAAAGCGTGAACGAAAAGCCCAAGAGGCTGTCTAACGCTTACTATGCACGAAGTCATCCACGAACCATCGGCTGAAACCGCACTCCTGTCCTGCCTCTGTCACGCGCCGTCAGAGGACCAGCGCGAGATCCTTCTTTCTATCAAGGAGGACCACTTCTACCTACAGGAGAACAAGATCATCTTTCGGGCGGTCATGCGGTGTATCGCCAAGGGGATGCAGGCCGACATCATCAATGTCAAAGGGGAGATCGAAGCTGCCAACGAATACGACATCATTGGGGGTGAACAAAAGATTACAGAAGTAGCAACTTCCTGTGTAGCCCACAACAACTGGAAACGCTACTACCCCAAGCTGGAGGAAGCCCGCTACCGCAGATCATTGGAGTACTTGGCCAACGACATGGTTCACAAAGCCCGTGACCGCGAGCTAAAGATCGAAGAACTCAAGAACTGGTCAGAGACCACCGTTATGCGGGCCGACTACGAGATGGATGACGGGAGCAAGCTGTCCATCACCAACGCCTTGGATCGCGCTGCACAGAACATCGAATCCACCATTGCGGGCAAGCCCTGCATCGGCATTCGCACAGGCATCACCCCCTTGGATGATCTGCTCATGTTCGGCCTTCGCGGCGGAGATATGGTTGTCTTGGCGGCAAGACCAGCGGTTGGGAAGACGGCAAGCGCCCTCCAGATCGCGGAGAATGTGGCCCTCAACCAGAAGAAGCGTGTGCTTATCTTCTCCTTGGAGATGACCAGCGTTGCCCTCATGGAACGCATGATCCGCTCGCGGGCGCGTGTGGGTGCTGCCGATATCCTTTCTGGTCGGGTAACGCCGCATCAGAAGCAATCCCTCGGACGGGCTGTTCAAGAAATCCAAGGCTCGGAAATTATCTGCGATGATAGCTCGGCCAAGTCCATCGGCTATCTCAAAGCGGTAGCCCGCCGCGCCCATCAAAGGACTCCCCTAGACCTCGTCATCATTGACTACCTCCAGTTGGTCAAGGGAGACAGCAAGCGCGGAAAAGACAACCGTGTGTGCGAGGTGGAAGAGATCAGCGGGGGGATTAAGGATCTGGCCAAGACTCTCAAGGTTCCCGTTCTGGTGCTGGCTCAACTCAACCGCGATCCCGATAAGCGCGGAGGACGCCCCAGTCTTTCAGACCTCAAGGGATCTGGAGCCATTGAACAGGACAGCGATATCGTCATCATGCTTCATAGCGAAGATGCCCAAGACCATGAGCAGAATCCCACCATGGAGTTTATTGTCGGCAAGCATCGTGACGGCCCTACGGGTGTGGCCAACATGAGCTTCAACAAGGCGATTACTCGCTTTGAGGTTGCTTGAACTTCCAGCAGAAGTCGGGGAACTCCAGATTCTCTCCGCCCTGCACTTCAACGGGTAGGTGGACGCTCACAGCATTGTAGCAGCCACATATACCGCAAGCCTTGAGTTGCTGGTCGTATGAAGTGGTTTTGGCTCCTGCAATTTGTGGTAGCATCCCCGCAATACCCTTGCACCCCCAACATCCAGAGGTGTTGATCTGATGGGGACAGGCCGCACAGATCTTGGCTCGGCGTTCCGCCTCCTCTTGGGGGACAAGCTCAAACTTGCCATTGACGGCAAACTGATACATGGCCCGAACCCAGCGGACAATCTCCCCAAACCCAAGCCTCTGCTTCTCTTGGCTACACGGTACGCAGTTTGGATTGCCCGCAAGCCTTTCACAAAGATTGTGCTCTATTTGTGACACAAAATCCAACGGAGGCATGATTCCTTTGGAGTGGAGAAGTTTTTCACAATTCTTCACCATGTCCCAAAAATCACCCCCATAAACCTCTTCGTTTACAATGGGGCATTTAACAATCCAACCCTTCGGTGGGACATCGGTCTTGCGGGGGTAACAGAATTTTGGACTTTCACTCATTGAGGACTAGCTCCGCTTCGTAGGTTGAATCTTCGGGAATTTTCATCGATTCCAGCTTGGTGGCAATATTAATCTGAATCGCGTTTTGTTGGTTGACGCCTTCAGAGAAGTTGATGGCGGCAGCTTCGGCTAGTTGCTTGATGTTTCTCATCATGCCAAGAGCCTCCATGCCGTCGAGGTCTTGCGCGGCATCAGCGGCTTTGACCAAGACTTTGCCAGTCAGAAACTTGATCGACTTCTTCATGGTCTCCAATGAGGCCGTAATTTCCGACATCAAAGTAGGAACACCATCATCCTCCCAAGGGGCGGGGGCCGATTCATTGACCAAGCGTTCCCTGCACTGGAACCAACGCTGGGTATCCCGCCATCCACAAACCGTGGACTCGCTGACCTTTAGTTCCTCGGCAATATCCCGAAGGGTCCGTCCCGAACAATACATGGAAAATCCTTTGATGCATTCAAGCCTCCGCCTCTTGTCCATCTCCTCCATCTTGGCAGGAGGAACTACTAGGGCTACAGGACGTTCTTTGTCCCAAGGATACAGGTTCTCCGCTTCGGGATTTTCCTGCCAGACCTTCACATAATCATCCCACTTCTCGCTATAGATAAGCTTTTCCAGAGTAGGCTTGTGTTTGGTGTCCAAAGCTTTCATCACCTCTGGCATACTTCTGCCAGCGGCGTAGAGCCGAAATGCATCCTGTTTTTTAAGACGGTTTTCGGGGCTGTCCCAATCTCGTTCTGCGGCCTTGCGCTTTTTTTCCATTCAGATTAGTGTAGTATAAATTTCATAAATGGCAACAGTTGATCAAGGGATAGAGAAATACGGGAGGCTATGGTTGCCCAAAGACAAGCAGGCCATCACCCCGATCCGTATTGAGATGGACGCTTTTCTCATGGGGCTGACTCCCGAAGAGGGAGGGCTCGGAAAGGCCCGCCACTACCGAAACATCGTCTCTGCCATCTGGCCAACCTTCCAGTGGCATAGGTGGGCGGAACTCAGCGCACAGGCATTCTGCAACCAGATCTACGAGGTGGACGAGACCACGGGCAACCGATTTGTCCGAAGTGTCACTGGCCTTGCTGGCGGCACGGACTCTGGCAAGTCCTACGGGATGGCGGCATTTGCGCTAGTCAACTGGTTCTGCGACCCGATCAATACGATGTGCATTGTGGTCTCTACATCCAAGATTGACGCCAAGCAGCGTATCTGGGCGGCACTGGTCAAGATGTATCGCGAAGCCCGAAACATGGGACTAGCCTCTGGCCGACTCATTGAGTCCATGGACATCATCAAGCTCTCGGACGAAGAGGGAGCGGTGATCGACCCCGAAACAGGGGTAAGTGACGCCTCATCGATCATGCTCCTAGCGGCTGGCGACGAATACAAAGATGACGCGCAAAA